TTTAGAGTGTCACACCACCGACATATCGATTGATGGACTTTCAAAAAACAAAGGATATATATATAATTTTAACCCTTTGGTAAAATCAGAACAAACATTAGATAGTAATGTTCAAAAAGAACTGCAGACCACACGAGAGGCAAGTGTCAAATACCAGGTTTTAAATTTCAAACTTAGTAATGACGAATTGGGTTTAAATGATGTAAAGTTAAAATGTGTTTTATTTCCTAATAAAAATCAGCGACAAATTCAAAATAATAGCGTTTTATATAATTATTATTCATTTTTCTCAATTAACTTTTTGCAAACTGGAAAAAAAATTAAAATTGGCAAATATATAGATGCGACTCTTGAACTTGACAGTGATTTTTTACAATATGTAAAACTTTTTGATATTATAGATAAATGTGAGGAAGAAGTTAAAAACAAGAATGTGGAATTTAAATCAAACTTTTTAGGTAATGATGATAAAGTAGAAGCATTTAAAGATTCTGTTTACGAATGCTATTTGGATAAAATAAAACCAACAAAGAGTGTTTCAAAAAGTGCTTCAAAAAGTGCTGAGGATTCTACACCAGATAGTAAATGGCGGTGTCCCTTATGTGATACTATCAATAAAAATACTGATTCGATATGTGGAAATGATGAATGTGATATGGAATTAGATGATTTATAAATTAACAATAAGATTTTTTTTATAGTTAATTTAAATTTGCGAGATAATCTTTAAATTTCCCTCTGAAAAAGACGGATAAGTCGCTATTAATTTTATCTATTTCTTGGCGCGAAATAGTAGTAACATCACAAACCTCTTTATTCTCCAGATTTTTAGAATATGATATTTTGCCATCCTTTATTTTAAGGTAAAAATTCATTTGGGGTATTTTGTTGTCATCGCCTTCGGTTGATGTGATAAAAGGTTCTTGGAATTTTAAAAAATATTCGGTTATTGCTTCGTCTGGATTTACAATTTCGCATAAAAAATAATGCCAAGTGTCGTTGTCTTCACCTTTTGTGTAGCATGTAGAAAGAAATATATTAGCTGGTATAGTTTGCCACTTATTTAATTTTATATCGACTGGTGTAAATTGTGTTTTTGTTATTACTACATCTAAACTAAAATATTTTTTTAAATCAGAACTACTTTCAGGAGTATAAATGTTTTTACTAAACACAATATTAGAGGACGAAATGTCTGTATTGACAAGGATAGGGTTTAAAAAATAAAATGCCGGATCCGCTATAAAATACTTTCCACCGCTTATAGGAACGGCTAGTGCTACATGTGAGATTGTTAAATATTCTGGCTTGCTGTATTTATCCGGAATTGTTGCGGGGATAAGACAACTATTAATATCATATTTATCTTTTAAATAATTTCTCATATACATGGAAAGTGCTACACAATTACCACTATTAGTTTGTTTAATTGCTTGTTCTGAATCTAGATTTTCAAAATAATATGGGAAAGTTGAAAAAGCTGTATGAGCATAACAAGATTCTAAAGCTTCTACTATAATAGCTTCGGTTACATGTATCGAATTATGGATGGGTATCCGTTTAGTGCGTAGTTTTTTATAAATTCCAATCATTAATATGTTATTATATAAAAAATTTGATTTATAAAGTTAATTAACCATAATTATTAGTATTCTAAAATGACCTATGCTGGTGTAATGGAAACCAATCAACTACAAAATTTGGACAATAATATTAATGAACTATTATGGCATAGTAAGGGGTGGGAGACTTTCTATATGAACAATACTGATATCAATTCACGAATTATCCAAGTTTTTAAAGAAAATTGCCCAGAGTATTCGAATGAAATAAGAATGTCTACAAAAGATATATCAGATAAACTTGATATAGATTTTGAATATATTAGACTTGCTTTAAGTATTTGGTGTCGATATAAATGCACCTTCTATAAAAAAAATGGACATATTAATTATAACAACGAAGATAATAAATGGGTTTATAAGTTAGAATCAAAGAAGTAATAGAGTTTATATGTCTATTTCTTCTGATAATTCTACTCCTTCGTCTATTTCTTCCCCAATATTATTTTTTTGAGAATTATTTTCTTTGTCGCTGTCTTCGCTATTTTCATTAGTATATGCATCTTCGCTTTCTTCCAATATTTCCCCCAAATCCTCTTCCTCTTCTTCTTCCTCTTCTGCTATGATTTCCAGAACTTTTCCATCAACCGAATCTTCTGTTCGTAAATTTTTAAGTTTTTTAAGGTTGTATAAATAAAACCCCCCACCAACAATAGTTACACTTAGTAGAACACCCAAAATAGTATTTTTTTTTAAAAGAAACATTTATATAATACATAAATAAATAAATTCTAAATAAAATCCGAGATTATGTAGAATTTATTTCTGATATATATATATATATAGAGATGTATTCAAAAATAATTAATCCAAAAACTGGTAGACCAGTAATTGTAACAGGTAAATTAGGACGTCTAATTTTAGAAAATTATATTAACGTTTTACAGGGGGGATGGCCCCGGATGGCAAAATTCAAACTAAAAAAATAACACCCTGTAGGGGAAAAAGAGAAAGAGTGTGTAACGCGCGAGACCAATGTAATTGGATTCCATCGGTGTTTGGTAGTGGAAAAACCAAATCTAAGGGTAAGTGTGTGAAGAAAGAGGTGGTGGAAGAGGAAGAAGACAGCGATTGGGATGGCATGAGACCACTAACGTTCTCCGCGGACGCGTATACCTCAGTGGGGAAAGTACATCGCTCATCTCAGATGAGCGAATTATGGGGATACGGGTTTGAACACCCTGAATGGGTTTCATTGAAAAAGTTGAAGAGCAAATTAGGGAACGCGGAATGGGCGGAAGATTATGATTGGAGCCTCGAGAAGGCAATTGACTTTTCAAATTTAGAAATAAATGACGTGGTTATTGACGTGAACCCTGACTACGTCAACGTCCATGATACAGCCACAGTTTGGTTGGTTGCTCCAAAAAAACCAGGAAGTGAGACGTTGGGGTTACATATTTTTAAGACGTCAGCCGGCGAGCTCGCGGATTGGAACAGAGGGTTTTGGGATGGTGAATGGCAGAACGTGGGCGGTGACATGATCCATCCATTAAATGGCAAATTAGTTAAGGAAGCAGATGTGTTTGGAGCCCACTGAACTCGAGAGGGCCCAGCTTTCAAACACTAAAAAATTCTAAATAAAATTCTATATTATTTAGATTCTTTCAAATTTTTCAAACTGTCCTCCGCCCAAAGAATTAGAGATGTGTTGTTTGTTTTGCTCTTTACGTTCTTCAGTCGAGCGAGAACTTTTCATGATATTAGCCATCATCGACTTGTATGAATTTTTCTTTTTATTCTTCTTCTTCTTTTTCGTCTTTTTTGGTTCCTTTTCAGAAGTTTTTTCTACATGTTTGACATCTGGTTTATTCACAAATTTAACTGCGTCTTTTATAGAATTTGTCTCTTCAACGATTGACACCATTCTTAATATAATAAGAGTTTTTTATTAAATAATCAAATTTTATTTTATCTCCCATTTACCATACTTATTATTAGACGAAAGTGTATATTTCTTCTTAAATTTATTAAGTTTTTTATTTACTTCGAAGATGATTTTTCGTTCCAAATCCTTATGATTTTGTTTTTCAGTTTTATTTTTAATCGAAGTTCCTCTTATATTTACATTTTATTTATAAAAAAATTATTACCCACGTGTGTTGTAAATTTAATATTTCCATTATAAAATAAATTATATTTATTAATTAGTTCACTTTTTCTTTCATTGTTTATAAATGGGATTAATGAAATAAGTTTAATACCTAAATTTTTGAGATATTTATAATCTACATTAATAATATTATTCATTATGCCAACGTCGTATATATTAATATTTTTATATACTATGTTAACTGATAGTAAGAAATCTTGAAATTTAAAAGTACATCCACCGGATACTTTATCGGAAAATTGTAAAAATATAGTTTTTTTTTTATATATAATACCCATAATAACACCATGTAATGAAGAAGAAATAATATATTTACATCTATTAATTTCATCAATAATTTTTTCATAATTATCTCCTATAAGTATGTCAATATATTTAACAATATATCCATTTTGTTCTAATTTATTTTTAAGTAATTTACAGTTTTTATGATTTTTATCAGAGTAATGAGGTATAATACCAACTATATTATCTTTAATTTCTATATGTTTACTATAAATACAGGGTAATAATATTAAGGGGTCTCCATAATTTTCAGGACATTTTATTTTAAAATTTATTAATTTTTGTCTCGATAAAGGTCCTCTTACGGATATAACATTATATGGTTCAGTATATTTTTTATTAGATATTGATTTATAATCATGTCCTCCTATATCAGCATACTTATTAATAAATCCCGAACCAAGAATAATAGATTTTTCCGTTACTTTAAACATTATACTTCCTGTAGTAATATAATGCACCTTGTCATATCTATTTTCTATTTTGTTCTGGATTATTTCTTCCCAAAATCTTTTATTAACTCCATCCCCAAAATTTTTTGATTCAAAAACTTTTATATTTACAGCCATTTATTATAATCAAATTTTATTTTATCTCCCATTTACCATACTTATTATTAGACGAAAGTGTATATTTCTTCTTAAATTTATTAAGTTTTTTATTAAATAATCAAATTTTATTTTATCTCCCATTTACCATACTTATTATTAGACGAAAGTGTATATTTCTTCTTAAATTTATTAAGTTTTTTATTTACTTCGAAGATGATTTTTCGTTCCAAATCCTTATGATTTTGTTTTTCTGTTTTATTTTTAATTGACGAGCCTCTTATATTTTCCCAATCCATTTATAATAAATTATCACTATTGTTTTAAATATTTATTAATAATTATGGGTATTTTATTAATTTTACTCATGCAGTATGGACATCTGTTATGACTTTCCACATGTTTACTATCAATTATATAAGCCCTGATAAAACCTTTATAGCTAAAACAGTGCCCACAATTTAATTTAATTACAAAATCGGTTTTATCTTTAATAATTTCTTCTAAAGACTCATATGTTATTGGACAGGTTACATTTTTTAAATATTTTTTGTTTTTTACAATTGTGGTCATATATAGATAATTAATCTAAATATTATTTATATATAAATTAAATTAATAGTATTATATGAACGATTTATGAAAGTTATAAAAATTTACGAAAGTATTAATTTGGATAAAATTAAATTGAAAACCTCATATATGATTTCTAAACATAAAATAGTACTTGCTCCGATTGAATATGGGGAACATAATTTTATAGTACAAACACCCGATTGTAAAATTTTAAAATCTATCCCAAATGAAGTCCATAATAGATATTTTAAGTTAGGGCTATTGTTTGAACATTTTAAATTTAATTGCAATGATGATATTTTTTTAAAAAAACTGATTGAGATCGAAGAGTTTATATTTCAGAAATATATAAAAAAACGAAAATTGCAAGGTAAAAAACTAATATCAAGTATTAAAAAAGATAACTGTGCTAATGCTTTTTTTAATGTGAACATACAAATAAATAATCATACGCCGTTGGTAACAGTTTTTGACAGAGATAAAAATATAAGAACTTTAGAGTATATAGAGCCTTTTTCTTATGCTAAAAATCTAATTTATCTGAAGGATTTATGGTTAATAAATGATAAAATCGGTTTAAATTGGATATTAGTTCAGACTAAAATATATCCACCTTTTTTAACCATTAAAGAATGTTTAATAGAAGACGATGAAGTGTTTTGCAACACAACACCAAAAAAAGACAAAATTATCAAAAAAAATTATGATAAATTTATAAAAATGAAAAAATTTGGAGTGCATATGTCAGCGATTGAAATTGAACTAAAAAAACATCAATTAGACATTAACGAGTTTTTAGAGTTAATACATTCACCTGAAGACAAAGAACACAAGAAAGTGATAACACCTATTAAAAGGAATTTACTTAAAATAAATCCAAATATGTTGCAATCTATTAAATTAAAAAAACCTAAGAAGAGAAAGAACAAGAAGAAGAAAAAAATTAAAAATATAATAGATAAAGTAAAACAAAAAGGCTATAAACCCCCGTCAAAAAAACAGTTACAAAAAATACTTAAAAAACTTAAAAAACGCTAAGGGGTATTTTTCCTAAATAATTTATTAAAGCATTTATTAAATTTTTTTAAAATGGGTGTTTTATTTATAATAAAATTTCTATTATCTGTATGTAAATCTATTTCTAGAATACTCTGTTCTATATCAATTTCCCTGAGACAATCACAAATAGGGCACTTATATGAATATATTAAGGTAGGGTATTTTTTTTTTGTCCAACTATTTAAACAATCGACGTGGAGTTTATGACTACATTCGCAGAAAGTAACATACGTACTATCTACAATTGGATCTAAGCATATCATACATTCATAGCTTAATATAGGATTTTTTGTTTCTGAAACAAAATAACTCATTGTATAACTTAATATATATTTATATTAAATTATAGTTTTATTAATTAATAATTATATGGTATAATTATAGTATCCCAATCATTATTTACTATAGTCCCAATATCACCTCCGGCTCCTTGGTACCACCCTTTTACTCCTTCTATACGTCCATCCCCATTATTATTTTTATACCAATGTAGAGCTTTTACCCTTGGGTCGCATTTAGCCTTTTTTAATGCTTCCGCTAGAGTAATTCCATTAATTTGCCATATTTCTTCTGAACATCTTCTATTCTCTATTATACTAAAATTATTTTTAATTTTTATATATAAAGCGTCACCCCATTTTTGATTTGTCCAGCGAGTTTCTACTCTTATAAAATTATACTTTAATAAATAATCATCTATTTCATATACAAGGGCGCAGTTTTTATAAACATAATCTAAATTGACTTCTAGATAGACATAGTTAAAATATTTTAATAATTCACCCATACCCTTTAAAGCTAATAATTCGGCCCCTTGAATATCTATATTTAAAAAATTTGCAAAGGTTTTGGGTATATTATCTATATGATACATTGTATCAATTCTGCGATTTTTTACTTCAACGGAACCGTGATATTTTATAGACGGGTAGCTTTTCGCATGTGTTCCAAGTTCTAATATAGATGAAGATTGTCCGTTATTTGCTATATTTAATATTGTCGTACCTTCATCTGTATCACAACAAATGAAGTTTTTAATTATTCTATTTTTATCAACATTTAAATTTCTTTTTACTAATTCAGGATTTGCCTCAATCCAAATAATATTATGATTATTTAACCCATATTCTTTGTATGTTTCTAATTCTTCACAAGTATGAGCTCCGATATGTAAAATTCCATGAATTTTCATAGTATATTTTTTAACTATTTCACTAAAAGGTATTAACATATTTAATTCTATATATAATATTATATTACATTATATTATTAAATATTTCTAAAAGATTATTATAAGATATAATCCTCGTTGTAGATTTATCATAACCATGTATTGTCATTATATTATCCATATTAATAAATCTATCATTTTGACCAAACTGAGTATTTATGGGTAAGTCGGTTATACAATTATTTAATACAATTGACAAACACTGGGAATAATAAAAATCTTCGATGTAATTATTAGATATTATCGAGTCTTTATTGAGTTGTTTTCTATGAGTATTTATTATATCAGGTGTAATATTATTTAAACAATACAGCATAAAACTTTTTTTTCTAAATGATATACCCCCGTTATAAATTCTAAGAGTTGTATTTTTTCCTAGCATCATGAAATCAGTTGCCCCAACATATTTATGATTTAATATTTCTTTATCGAATTTCCTTAATAATAATGAGTCGGTTTGGAAAACAAAAAGATTTTCGTAGTTATATTTATTTAATAAACTTTTATTCATTAGTATTGACGAATATTCGGATGGATTGAGATTTTTATTAGATATTAATTCTATATGACATTTAAGATTAGGGAGTATTAATTTAAGATAATTAATAGATATCTTATTTCCAATAAATAATAAATCCCAACCAGAACCTAAAAAATGCATTACGTTTACTATTGTAGGTTTTAATCGATAATGAGTTCTCGGCTCAATTATTATCGCTAATTTATTTTTATAATTAATTTGTGTTAAGATGTCATAGTTGAAATTTTTAAAAAGATAATTATCTACAAGTGTGATTTTATTATCTAATTCGGGCATTTCTATTATATATATATATATTAACAATTTTATCTACTCGACAGCATATAATTTGTTTGAAACAAGTTCAGAGTATCCAAAAATAAATTTATTGATTCATTAATATAATCTGGATTTACGCAGTTATCGGCATTCACAATAATTTTTTTAGTGTCATACATAATGTATAAACTAAATATTACAATAGATACATAAGACATTATCCTCGAATACTTGGATTTTTGTTTATATCCCATCACCATCTCGATAAGCCTTGCGATAATCAAACCACTTAAACCTATAAAAAGATATAATCCCCAAGAATTTCTTATTAATTGTGGGAACGTGAACGCCATAAGTGAAAGGAGGAGAAGTATAATTAATGTTGTAATACCAACATGATGGAATAAGTCTTTATTATTTAGATAATAGGGGTATAAAAAAACCCCAAAAAGAACAATTAGAGTTATATATAATAAGTGCTTCGTAAAAAATAGTTTAGCAGGAGTAAATAATAGACCCATTAAAAGTCCAAATGAAGCTAAAAATAATAATATAGTGTAAGGTCCCGAAAATAATTCATTAAGCTTAACATTATTAGCACTTAAAAGTGAATTAGTGGCCATTACTATACCCCATGAAAGAATAAAATAAAGATAGGTATTTAATATATAATTATCACAGTGAAATTGAACTGGATTAAAATCTATAGAATTGGTTACAATCCCAAATACTACAAATCCAATAAGTAAAAAATAATATAAAACGCTATTATTCATCTATTATATATTAAATATTTTAGTTTTTTTCTAATAAATCAATTTTAGTGAAAAGAATTTTATTTTGTTTTTTTAGTTCCTGGACTTCTTTAATTAAAATAGGTATGAGTTATATACTCTATCTGGAAAACCGCATCAAATTAAATTTAACATATGATATTGGGTATTTTAAACAAATCTAAATATAAAATATATTACTATATCAATGAGTATTAATATACTTAATAATAAGTATTACTATTACAACATTCCTATTGGATTTGGTTCATTCTCAACTATATTTAAAGGCGCAGATTATTCGGACGACAAAGAAATAGCTGTAAAAAAAATAAATAAAATTATCGATAAACGCCATTTTAATAACGAGATTAATCTAATGAAATCTTTATCGCATGATAATATTCTTAAATTACACGAGGTAGTTCGTAAAACTCAAAAAGAAATTTATTTTATTTTAGAATATTGTGAGGGGGGTGATTTAAATGATTATATATCATCCGGGGATACAGAATTTGATAATAAATATTACTATGAGATTTTAGAGGCTCTAGAATATTTATATAAAAATGATATTTTACATCGCGATATTAAACCGCAAAATATACTTATTCATGAAAATTCTATAAAAATATCAGATTTCGGGTTTGCCAAAACCTTTGAGAAAAATGAGTTAATTACTACATTTTGTGGAAGCCCCTTATATATGGCCCCAGAAATCATATTAAACAAAAAATATAATTATACGTCGGATATATGGTCTTTGGGTGTAGTACTATATCAATTACTAACAAAACAACACCCATACCAATGCGATAGTCGGGAGATTTTATGGAAGAAGATGAAAGCCCAAGAGTTAAAAATAGATTTCGAGGTAATAAATTCTATAAATAAAAAAACAATTATAGCATCTCTTCTTAAGTTTAATGATAAACAGCGCATTACTTGGGAAGAATTATTTAATAAAATTAAACATTACCGGGATAGGTCTGTTAGTTTTGATAGGAGTTTTTTCGCGACTAAAAATGTTACGAAATCTCTATGTATACCTAAAAAACCTAAAAATAATTTAACACATTCGACTCACGTGCAAAATAATTTAACAATTGTAAATTATGACGATTGCGAAGTTATATCAAATTCTGCTCCAAATAGATTAGGAATTTATTATATGAATAAATACATTAATAATACATCTAATAACGGGGATAACATTCATATATTAGGTAATCATATCCCTCGTAATAATTCATATGTATTTACTAATTATTTAACAAAATCTATAAGTACCTTAAAGGGTTTTTTCTCTAACTAATATAAATGAAAACATTTTTTTATAAAATATCAAAAAATGCTTTTTTAAAGAGTATTAAATTTAAGAATAAGATAGACCTTATAAGGGCTGTTAAACTGGATTGGAATAGGTCATTAATCGTATTAAATAAGACTCATTATGGGGAATTTTATGATTTTCTCGAAAAAATTAAAACAGATTACAATGACTATTTGGAAATTATTTTACTTTTATCTAACCAATGTGCGCACTTTTATAATTATAATAAAATATTTTCTATTATATCTGACTATAATTTTCACTTTTCAACTAAATCTGATAATTTAGACGCTACAAGTAAGATATATACCGCATTTACTATAAATCCACTAATTAAACAGGCTATAATTAAAAATACATATAATATTTATAAAGTAGAAAAATCAGTTAAAATTTATAGAATTCTTAAAATAACCACAATTATTAACTTATGTATTAATAACCCAATTGTTCTCAAATTAGAATTTATTGACGTTTAAGAAATTCCTGTTTAGCCTTTTTATTTTTAAAAATCAAGGTTTCTTCTAACGCCTCGTATATATCATTTTTACATTCGACCGAAAAAAAATCATCCGTAAGATTTTCATTTTCCTTTAAAATTTTATCAAGATCCTGATTATTTTTAAAAGGACATAGGACCTTTTTAATACCTGCTATTTTAGCACCTTCTAATTTAGAATATAACCCCCCTATAGGTAACATATTACCATTAAGATTAATTTCTCCAGTTATTCCAATTTCATTTTTAATAGGAATATTACAAAGAAGAGATATAATAGCAATTGTTATTGCAGTACCTGCTGACGGGCCATCTTTTTTAGTTGCCCCAGCAGGACAATGCACGTGGATCCCAAATGTATCTTTGGACGCTATTATTTTTTTCCTAATATTTTCGGGGATTATACTAAGGGCCAGTGTTTTTGATACCTCCATACTTTCTTTCATTACGTCGCCCTGCATTCCTGTTAATTTTAATTCTAAATGATTTTTAGAGGTGAATTTCTTAGCCTCTATGATAGTTATACCACCGACACCAGCGCTTGTCGCGAAAAGACCATGAATAGTCCCTATTATAGGATTTTCGTAAATTTGTAAGAGTTCATTTTTATTGTATTCAATAAAAGTTTTTTCTATATAGTCTTTATTTATAGTGAATGGTATAATGCTATAGTTTTCTAAAGATTTTAAATTTATATCTCTATAAATTTCATATAATTTCTCCTTCAGTTTTCTAGCTCCCGCTTCGTATGTATATTTATCAATAATATATTCAATTTCTTTATCGTTTATTATAATTTCTTGGTCTGTATAACCTATGTTATCTAATATATCAGGTATTAGATGTTTTTTAGCAACAATTAATTTAGATTTTTTATTTAATGGCTGAATTGAAATTCGATGTATTCTATCTAATAAAATTCTATCAATTAAATTTGGGTCATTATAACTAAATATTATAAGGCATTTGGAAATATCTAATTTTATGCCGCTGAAATATTTATCCATAAATTCACTATTCTGTGATTTATCAGTCATATGCGTTAGTATGCCTATTAATTCCTTACCATGTTCAGTTTTAGATATTTTATCTAATTCATCTATATAAATAATAGGGTTCATGCACTTAGAAGTCATTAGTCCATCTACTATTCTACCCCATGTAGAACCTACATAAGTATAATTGTGTCCTTCTAAAGTGGAACCGTTCGAAGACCCACCTAATGGTATAAATATAAATGGCCGCTCTACCCCAAATTCATCTTTTAAACATTTGGCTATACCCTTTTTCGCTAATGTTGTTTTACCTGTTCCTGGAGGGCCTTCGAATCCGAAAATATAGCCGTCATTCTTCCCATTTATCCATTGTGCTAATATTCTTTTTATTTGGATTTTTGGTAAGTCAAGTCCATAAATACTTTCATTTAAAACATTATCGATATCTTTAAAATATAAATTTTGTAAATTCTTATAATTTTCATAATCTTTTTCAACTAAATCAATTAATTTAAAAATATCGATTGCCTCCCTTGTCAAAAACAATATGTTAAAGTTTTTTTTCAATTTAATGGTTTCATTAAACCAAATAACCGCATCCATACCGACTTTGTCTGAGATCATAGTATTGATTAAATCCGTTTTTTTACTTCCGGATTTTGTTAAATTGAAATTAATTAATAATTCTTTTAATTCAGATAGTTTATATTTTTTTGATAAATATTTTCGAAGATCATTTGATTTGTAATACTCTTTTAACACTAAATTATTTTTAATACCGTCTTTCCAAGTTTTTAATTCTAACAAGAATCTATAAATATTTATTGGTTTTTTAATAATACTATTATTTTTAAGAATAAGCTGCAATTTTTCGGTTATAGATAAATCTATATCATTTAAAATATTATTTTCTTCTAAATAACCTAAGCTAACTGATAGGAGATTTTTATACTTAGATATATTTAGTAACAATACATCCAGCTGTTTTTTTATTGTGGATTTTTTATATACACCAAATGGGATTTTAAGAAGTCCGTCTAAATATTGAGTAGCTTTATTATTGCTTTCGCCTGGTTTTCCTGAATTAATTTCCTTTAATTTATCGGTGGCTTTATTTTTAACTTCTTCAGTTGTTTTTAATAAATGAATCTTTTTGTCGTAAGGTATTTCGGTCGATATATCGGTATTTACTTGTTTGTCCAAGATAAATTTAGATTTTTTCAATATATTTCTTATTTTCCAATGGAATACGCCCAGTATATTGTTGAATTTTAAAATATTATCACTATTATTAATTAAATCTATAAGTAAATTAGCTATATAAACACTATTAGGGTCCGTAGTATCAATTGCTAAATTTTTAATAATATTATATCGATGTAAATCGTTCGATAATACAAAGTTTTTAACTATTTTGGATATATTCCAACTTTTATATTTTATAATTTCGTTATACTGGGTCATACAGTTATTACAAATTTGCGAAGCGGAAAGCATATTGAAGTCATTTATGGCCAACGTTTCTAAATAATTCATTTTAAATTCCTCATTAATGTCTAAATTGGAAATCAGATTACTTAAATCCCTATATTTATCTTTAAATATTTCCAGAGTTGTATAAGTATTTAAATTATCATTTTTAAAATATCCAAATAATATTAAGAGCCTGTTCTTATAAGGTATAAATATTTTCGCACCTAAAACCTGTATGTTTATATTTTTAATAACGGTATTATATTTATTTACGGTGGGTTTATTAAGTTGATAACTCGTAAGAGAAATATTGGTTTTCTTTATTTCCTTACCATACGTATTTAGTGCAAATGAAATATTATTATTATTCTTAGATGTATAACTTTCTATTCGAGTTATATTAAAAAATTTATTGTAATATTCTAAATATTCTTGATATTTATTAGGTAAAGACGTACTGTCTAAAAATAAAACTAAACTTTGAAAAATATCTATAAGCCCTGTCATTTGGGTTATTTCTATTAAACCTAGTTTAATTTTAGCCATATCACTATATAGTTTAAATTTAGAAATGCTAAATATAAATTGATAGGTAAAGGTTGATGGGTATACCATAAAAATTTCCGAAATATAATTGATTTTTTTAACAACCTTTTTAAATATTTTAGATACAATTATATTAGAATTTTTATCTATACGACGTAAAACGGTTTCTAATATATCTCTTAGTAAATGAAATTCTTTATTAATACTATTTTTAAAAGAAACTATTTTTTTCCATTTACTTTGTATTTTCTGTATCTGGATTTCTTTAGAGAGAGTTGACATTATAATACAATGATATAAAATTATAATAATTAAAATTTGATTTCGAGAATTTTAAAATATAAACAAATATAAAAAGATATGGTTAAAAATAAAGGAGGTAATAAGACGAAGGGGAAATCGCGCAAATCCTTTCGAATAAGAGAATTAGGACTAAAAGACTTAAAAAAAGATGAAGGACAGGAATATGCCTTCGTTCGGTCTGTATATGGCGACGGCAGATATGAATTAATGTGTTATGATAAAAAAAAACGCCTTGGGATCCTCCGAGGTAGTTTAAAACGAAAAACTCGAATTTCAAAATCGGATTTGGTTCTCGTGTCTCTACGAAATTTCCAAGATGATAAATGTGATATAGTTGCGGTCTATACCCAACTTGATAAAGATAAATTAGTTAAAGGAAAGGCAATTTATTATTCATTTTCAAATTCAGGCGAGTTGATTCCAGACAAGACCGACGACCTTGGTGGGGCGGACATCGCTCCCCCAGATTCGGACGACGAAGGAGATATTTATAAACAAGAACCTAATGTTCGCGATAAATTAGAATCTCCTATAAATCCAACCGGGCTCAATATCGAGGATATTTAATAATTTTGATTAATATTTTTTTATTAAAGCGAGTATTATGTTTATATTTAATGGGTATTCCTAGATTTTTTAGATATATAACCGATAAATATGAAAAAATTATTATTGAAAATATAAATAATTTAAATAACTTATTTTTCGATTTAAATTGCTTAATTCATCCATGCGTCCATAATGTTATAAAACGCTGTCCTATTTTAGTAAAAAAATATAACGCTACATTGCATTCGGACCATATAGAGATAATTACTGAATTCGAGAAAGAAGTTTATAAGGAAATAGGTGATTATATCAGCTACTTAATAGATTTTTCTAAACCAAATAAATTAGTGTATTTTGCCATAGACGGTGTTGCTCCACGCTCTAAAATGAAACAGCAAAGATATAGAAGGTATAGAAGCGTTATGGAAAAAGAAAAAATTAAAAATATAGAGAACAAATTTAATAAAATTACCTATAAATTAGATACGAATTGTATCACTCCAGGGACAATATTTATGAAAAAACTTAGTAATTTCTTAAAAACTTATTTACAGCACTTGCAGCAAAAAACTAAAATACAATTTATTTTAGATGATAGCGGTATACGCGGTGAAGGAGAACATAAAATCCTACAATTTATAAAAAACAACTGTGTCCAAGATGTAAACTGTATTTATGGATTAGATGCGGATTTAATTATGTTAGCTCTAGTTTGTAACAGCGATAAAGTATATCTTTTAAGAGAAGCTATACACTTTGGGAAAGTAGACATGTCAGAACTCCTATATTTCAACGTTAATTTATTTAGCGAAAAGTTATATGAAAGTATTTCAATTCCTATTATAAAAAAATATGATATTTTAACAACTGGGATACTGGATGCTAATGAACTAGAAATTGAGAAAACACGCATTATTAAGGATTATATATGTTTGTGTTTTCTGGTAGGAAATGACTTTTTACCACATATACCAGGAATAAGCATAAATAATAGAGGTATTGATATATTATTAGATATATATATTAATAACTATGTTATAAAACCTTATTATTTAGTAAATGAAAATAATACTATAAACTTCATATTCTTAAAACAAATCATAACAAAATTATACGATAAGGAAGAGGATTTATTAAGAAAATCTCAAAAGAAAACTGATAGATTTAGACCCAGATTACAATATAATAATCCTTTAGAATTGGAATTATCTAAACTAAATTACTACCCCATTTTTAATAAGCTTAAATTATTGAAATATGGTTATTCTGATTGGCGGGATAAGTATTATAAACACTATTTCCATATAACGAATAGTCATAAAAATACTGAATTACTGCATGATATTTGCCAAAATTATGTAGATGGGCTGCAATGGACTTGTTATTATTACTTTGATAAATGTATATCATATAGTTGGTTTTATAAATATAATGCCGGGCCAACTTTAAAAGATTTATGTAAATATTTACTAAAAAGAGTATATCCTCCGTCATTCGACGATATAGAATTTTTACCATTTGAACAATTAGCGATAGTCTTACCGAAACAATCAAACCATTTGTGGTGTAAAAGTTTCAGATCCTTATCGGAAACAGAAAAGGATATTAGCATTAAATATCCTAATAAGTGTAAGTTAGATTTACTTAATCATGTTTACTTGCATGAATGTGAGCCATTACTATCTATAATTAATAACGGGTTTATAAAAAATATATTTTCCAGTATTAAATTAACGAAAGAAGAAAAAATTTTAAATGAAAAGACGGAATTATTTATACTAGATCCTTAGTTATATTTATCGACGTAATAACTTTTTAATAATTTTACAGCAGTCTTTAAATCTAAAGGTCTATTACCACCACCGCCATTCATATTACACTTACACTTACTATTAACACAGTCGCAATTGCATCGTTTTTTTGTTTTTTTTTTAGTGCGTTTTTTTGGCGATTTCTTGGGTGATTTCTTGGGTGATTTTTTGGGTGACCGTTTTTTATTGTCTAAACCAACCCATCGAAATTGACCATCTTTAAAAAACGCCCCATATCTACCATTTTTATATTCTAATACTTCGCACACCTTACCATGTTTTTTTTCTAAAACAACCTTATTCTTAATTCTTGCGTTTTTAACCTTTTTAGAACTCATTTATATATATATATATAAATATTTTTTTTGAAATAATTATAAATATAGACTAAAAAATTTTATATTGTAATTATATATGGGAGTTAAAAACCAACTCTTTAAAAGGTATCCTTCCAAAGAATTATTTATGGGTGTGCTGAATGCTTTTGGTATTTATGATTTGGAAGAGGGTCCTAATATATTTTCTAGAAATGATTTAGTTCACCTAAAAACTGTGGAAAAAATAGTTATTCTAAAACCATATTTAGAAAAATGTTACATCCCATGTAAAGCGAGGACATATTTAAATAATTTAACAGAAAAAAATGTAATCACAATACTGAGACAGATATTAAAAACTAAAGGGTATAGCATTGCGTCAAAAGAAAAATATACCAAAGGGTATAAGTTTATTATTTACACGGTGAAGCCCGACGAAAATATAGAATATATACCGATTACCCCTGTTCAACCCGATGAAAAACCTGTTAAATCTATAAAACCAATAATCATAACATTCAATTAAAGGGGGGTATTTATACTAGTTGTTGACAAATAGGGCATTTATTATGACCCGAATACCAACTATCTATACATGATTGATGGAAGTAATGATTACAGGCGTTATTTTTTCGACAAATATCAAATTCATTATAACTTTCATTACATATATGGCATTTATCTTCTAACTCAGTTATATCTCCCTTGCATACAAATAATATGGTTTTCGCCAGTATATCCCTTAATGATAAATTAGTAGGAGTTATAAATTCTATATTTTCAAGCGATTCTGAAATAGACCTGGACAACGCATCAGTAATATTAACTATTTGGTTTATATTATCCAATCCAGTATTATAATCTATGGTTGCGTTTATTTGGGCGGTTGGTGAATTATCACCTTCGTCTCGTGATATATGAACATTAAATTCGGTATTTTCATTTCTTCTTTCGGGTTGGGGACTACGGGGTAATTCAGACGAGCTTCTATAATCGTCTAAATTATAATAGGTTATAGTAGACCTATCATAATAATTAATTACAATATCTGCTTTATCAGGTAATTGGTTTAATATGTTATTAATATTATTATTATTATTTTCCATAATAATATTTATATATATATTTCTATTTAAACTAAAATAATATAAGCCACACTAATAATAGTTATTTTAATAATTTAGTCAGATAAGTTATATTAGCGGTATTTTTTATGGCACCTATTCTACTATTTTTAAAAATATTATTTGGTAAATTTAATTTAATTATATTTAGTGGCTTTAAAAAAAATATATATTCGTCATAATCTTTGAGCATGAATTTAATGTCGTTAGTTATAATTCTATTACCGCTCGAAAAATTTTTTGTTTGTAAAGATGTATATGACCGGAACTGCGTTATATTTTTATTAATATCGGTTTTAATAAGTTTGTATATTCCATAAAATCCGTAATATTTAGGGAAATCCCTTTTCGGGTAATATAGTATTAAAAATGTGTTTTTTTTTGTTAATATACTTTCATATGAATTTATACGTTTTTTAGGTAAATGTTTAATTATAAAGTTATCCTGAATAAATTCTTTTTGGCAAAGAGTAATATTTAATTTAATAAAGTTTATATTATTATCTATACAAAATTTCTTTTTACTTTTATTCAACACTTTCGTTTTTATAGGCCTATATAATGGATCTCGTATATCTTTCAAATACCAATCACCATCCATAAGAGAAAAAATAGCTTCTAATTTATACCTATTGCATTTAAAAAACTCTCTATTTTTATTAATCCGACAATCACCGAGTAATTTATGAATTAAGGACTCCTTCTCTTTAAATTGCTTTACTTTTTTAGCAAATACTAACTCGAAATTTGTAGGAACTCCTGTGGAACTATTTAATTCTTTAATTCTAGTCAACGGATCTTTTCTTTTAGTATACCCTATTTTAAAATAGTTAGTTTTATAACTAGGATTTGATAGGCAATATACCCAACCAAGCTCAGTCATTATTATAAATTATATAATAATGCTTAAGTTATAAAAATATTTCTCATATTTCAACTATTTAAATATTAAAATGATTTACTAGAAATTCATAATAACTGTTTTAAAAAAATACTCGCATTTTGTAGCGCATTTTTGTCTAAATTCAGAAGATATTTATATTTAGGCGAATTTAATAACTCATCCTTGTCCAAAAGAACTAGTTTTTCATAACTTTTTATCTTTGGCTTGTCGAATGTATTTGTTAAATTTTCTAAAGTTAGCTCTGATACAATTCGTGAATAATGAATATGAGCGTCGCTATTTATCTTAAAGTCCAATAAATTATTAAATACGATGCTGTTGGTAAACGATCCAGCATTTTCAATTAACTGGTCAATTATACGTTTTACTTGTTCAGTTCCCGCTTTCGAGGCTATTATTTCAAAATTAAATTTATTATATCGTGCGCTGTAATTTAGTGTATTTTCTCCAAAAAATATTAATCTGTCGTTTTTATATGGTTCTTCGTCTATATAAAATTCATTAAGTACTATAGTATGATACGGTATCCATATACCACCATGTTTATAAATTATAAAATATTTAAGCATATTCATAAATATGTATGTATTTTTTGAAGAGTTCAGATATTCCATATATTCGGGAATTATACCCTTTATTTTACTCTCGTCGAAAACTAAAATATTATATATATCCCCCAACTTATTAGTCATATTATCTAATAATACTCTTATTAGTGGTTTACTCGTTATATGTGTAGGGGTATAAACCCATAAAGTTTTTTTATTATACATGTCCAGGTAATTTTTTTTAGAAAACGGCTCCATGTTAAAATTAAAAAAATTATTATCAAACATAACCATTAAAATTAAAAGAACCAAGAATAGTAAATTTTTAATCATTATAATATATAATTATTTTTTTCTAAAATAGTCAGTAATTATTGTATTGTTCTCACGCTTATTTTCTAATATTCTTAAAATGTCTCTAAATAATATTTTAGCCGCCTCTTTTCGTTTACATTCAAGCATATATTTAATCGACTCATTCTTACTTTTACCTTTATTTAGGTATACATTATACTTGTTATTAAATTCCTGTATATTTTTTGTAAATCCTGGTAATTCATCCAAACATAACGCAAATATCTGGGATACTGGTTTCATAATTTGATTTGTTATATAAAATTCATAATCAGGTTTTAAATTATGTTCCTTAATAAATTCGGGATGTTCTATTCTATCCCCTTGCAATTTAACCTTTTTAGCAATCTCTATATATATATATGGTATCCTGTCATTGATTTGAGGTTTTTTCCCAGGGTCTCGCTCGCCGATTCTATCCGCTAGAACTTTATGAGCTATTCTGTCCGGGTCTTTATAATATGACGATAGGGTTTTAGTAATAATGAGAGTTTGTATAGGATATGTGTTTTTAACTAGTTTTCTTAGAGATTTTTTTAGATATACTATTGCGGGATGGATATCCTTTTGCTTCATTATAATATCAATTATCCCGC